ACTGCAGCTGTGGGTATTGGTTCTACTCTTTATTTCTCTAATCCTGGTGCTGGAATAAGTGAAATCTTTATTCCTACTAAAACAGTTTATATTCCCCATCATAATTTGGCAACAGGAGATAAATTAACATATTCTCCTGGTAATGGAACAGGTATTGCAGTTGTTAGATTGGGAGATGATCCGGCAACAGGAGTATCTACTTTCACCGACGGAGATACTCTTTATGTTGCAAAAATAAGTGATTCTTTAATTGGATTATCTACTGTTACAGTTGGATTAGGTACAACGGGTACTTGGGTTGGTATAGCAACAACAGCTAACTCTACTTTATATTTTAGTGGAGTAGGAACTGGAGTTTATCATAGTCTTAAAACAAATTATGATCAAATAACTGGAGAAGCTAATAGGCAATTAGTAACAGTAGCAACTGGTCAGACTCATGGGTTAGTGAATAATAATAATGTTTATATTGATATAAGTCCTTCTATTGCTTCTACATTTGTAGTCAAATATAATGATTATAATAGAAGAGTTCTGGTAGGAATAAAAACCTTTACTTCTTCAGGTGTTAATACAGAAACAAATACAATTAGTTTAACAGATCATGGATTTGTAACAGGAGAAAAGATTGTTCATACTGCCACTACTCCTGTTGAAGGTCTTTCTAATGAAGGAATGTATTACATAGTTAAAATTGATAATAATAACTTTAAGTTATCTGATACTTATTATGAATCTATACAACCCAAACCATCTATTGTTGGACTTGGAAGTACTTCAAGTGGAAATATTGGACCTATTAATCCTGCTTTAAAAGTATATAAGAATTCTACAGCTATATTTGATCTTAGTGATTCTTCTTTAGGATATACTAATCAAGGAACTTCATATTCGGCATTTGAACTTAACTTCTATAGTGATAATACATATACGCAATTGTGGGAGAAAAATGTTAACATTAAAGAGTTTAATGTTAAGAGATCTGGTAGGGTTGGTATAGATGCTGATGCTAAAGTAACTTTAATTGTTAATGAGAATATCCCTGATATCTTATATTATAGGTTCGATCCTCTTTATGAAAGTAATTTGCCTTCAATTAAAGAAGAAATTATTATAGACACTACTGTGAAGTCTTATAATCAAATTCAGTCTAAGAAGAGTGTATATAATGGAAGACAGGGAATTACTGTAGATTCTAATACTTCATTTACATATACTTTGCCAGAGCCTCCTGAAAAGACTTCTTATGCATCTTCAATAACTGGTGGGCCACGCTTATCCTATGAAACTGATTCTTCTTCTACTTTAGGACCTATTACTAAATTTCAAATAAAGAATGTTGGTAGTAATTATTATGAAGTTCCTGGTATTACAACTATTACAACTTCATCTGGTAAAGGTGCTGAAATTGATTTGGATAGTAAATCTATCGGTAAAATTACAAAAACAAAGATTAATAATATAGGATTTGATTTTGCATCTGACACTACTTTAGCACCTAGTGTGGGATTACCACAAATCATAACTATAAGTCCCTTTACATCTTTAGAGTCGGTTGGTGTAACTTCGGTAGGTAGAGGATATACTACTTCTCCAAATTTAGTTGTTCTAGATGGTAAGACTGGAGATCTAGTTGATGATATACATTTGAAATATACTTTAGGACAATATAAAGTAGATATTTTAAAGAATACTTATATTCTTTATGATGTACCTCCTACAGTTATTCCCGTAAACAATACTAATGGTGTAGGAATTTCTACTGTTGGATTTAATACTATTACAAAGGATGTAACAGTTACAATGGCAGTTGGGTTTAGCACTGCAAATAGTTTCCCCTTTGCTGTAAATGATAAAGTATTAATTGAAGGAGTAAGTGTAGGTGTAGGATCTACTGGAATTGGATATGATTCTAAAAAGTATGATTATAATCTTTTCACATTAACAGAGGTTGATGAGAATATAGGTGGAATTGGAAGTGTTACTTATTCTTTGGATAATTATCTTGATGATGGTGAAATTCCTGGACTTTTTGATACTATTAATTCTAGTGCAAGGATTATTCCCGAAAAGCATTTTCCTCTATTTAAAGTTGATTTAAAACCAAATGATTATGTTATAGGTGAAACTGTTGAATCTAATTCTTCTAAAGGAACTGTTGAATATTGGAATGGTAAAACAGGTATATTAAGAATATCAACTAACCCATTAGATAATTTTATAGTTAATGAGAGAATTGAAGGATTAACTTCAAAATCTCAAGGAATTGCTTCTTCTATTAGGGAATATGATGCATATGCAAATGTGGGTCCATTTTCTGAAGTTATAGATGGATGGAGAACTGATTCTGGAGTTCTGAATTACAATATGCAGAGATTGCAAGATAGTGATTATTATCAGAATTTCTCTTATTCATTAAGTTCTACTGTAACTTATGATACTTGGTATGATGTTGTTTCTGCTTTAAATCATACATTAGGATTTAAAAAATTTGGTGATCACCAAATTTTATCCCCAATTCCTAACTCTGATAATAATGAAATGGATGCAATTGTTGGATTAACAACCAATTTAACATCTGTTGAAGTTGTTAATGACTTGTATGGATCAGCTAGTTTAAATTGTGTATATGGATTTGATTTAGTTAAAGAAAATGCATTAAATCTAGATGGTAAGATAGTTTCAACAGAAATTATATTTGCCAATAGAGTCCTTCAAGATTATATGGAATCTAAGGGAAATAGGGTTCTGTCAGTTGATGATTTTAGTTCTCAATTTAATAGCCATCCCAGAGCAACTGCATTTAGTATAGTTGATAGGTTCCTATTATCGGAAATGAGAGCGAGGAAATTTATTACTTATGTTCAAGATCAAAGATATACTGCTCAACGGCAATTAATGATTGTTGATTTAATTCATGATGGTGCTAATGGATATATTAACCAGTATGGACGAGTAGAAAGTGTATATGATCAAGGATCTTTTGATTTTAAAATTGTAGGTTCAGAAGGTGAAGTATTATTCTATCCTACAAAATCTTCAGTAAATGATTATTGGATTACAGCTCTTTCTTATAATCTTGATGATAATATATTAGGAGTTGGAACAACTAGTATTGGAGGAATTTCTCTTGTTGAAACCCATAGTACTAATGTTTCTACTGGTACTACAACTACTATTGTGAGTATTGCAAGTACTTATAGTTCGGCAAAGATTTTAGTTGAAGTAACCCCAGATGTGGGTGGAGATGGATCCACTATTAATTCAAATGAATTTGAATTTACTGAGCTTAATATTGTTCATAATGGAACAGATGTTGCTATTACAGAATATGGACAGTTGATGACTAGTTTGGGTGGATATTCATCAGCTGGATATGGAACTTATTTACCTTATCTGGATGGTTCTTCACTAAAAGTTGATTTTATTCCAAACGCTGGTATAGGTACAACTGCTGCTGTTAATACAATTACAGTTGGGTTGGCAAATTCAACCTATACTGGTATTGGAACGGTTCAGATGAAGCATGCTAGATTAGAATCTGTCACTACAACTATTGCTTCTTCAGGATCTCCAACAGAAAATGTAATCTGTGAATATGAAGATGCTTATGATGCTGGTTATTTTCTAGTTCAAGTTTGTGATAAAACTAATAACGAATATCAGTTATCTGAAGTTGCTGTTGTTGATAATTATGTTGCTGGAAGTGGGGATACTTTTGATGTTGAATGGGCAAATATAGAGACTGCTGCTGGATTGGGTACAATTGGTTCTAGATTAAATGGATCAACTGTTGAACTTGTATTTACTCCACTACCCAGCATTGATATTGAAGTAAATGTCTTCATGAATGCCTTAAGAATTCAAGATGATACTCAAGATGAGATTTCTTTCAATAATGGATCTATAAGATCTGGATTTGGAGAGTATGAAGGAACAGAGAGAGATATTAAGAGAGCATTTGGTTTAACACATAAAAATTATGGTATTTTTGAAAGATATTTCTTAGGGGATGATTCTACTATTGTAAGTGTTAGTGATGATACTATTAAGATACCAAATCATTTTTATGTAACAGGAGAAAGAATTAATTATACTCATGTTGGAACTGCTACTTCTGCAATTGGAATTGCGGCAACTAGCTTCTCTGGTGTTGGTGTTACCGAATATTTGCCAGAAGAATTATTTGTTGTCAAAATTAGTGATGATGCAATTAAGATTGCTAGAAATGCAGAAGATGCATTGAACGTTGTTCCAACAACAGTAGATATTACAAGTGTTGGTATTGGAACTTCACATAGGTTTGTTGCAACAAATCAAAATACAAAAATAATTAATGCCCTTGATAATATTATTCAATCTCCTGTAGTATCTACTGCTGTTACGACTACACTTGCAGACCAAATATTTACTACTGATAATATAATTGAGTTCTCAGGAATTACTTCATTCTATGGTGGAGATCTGATTAAGATTGGTACTGAAATAATGAAGATTGAAGGGGTGGGTATTGGAAGTACCAATATGATGAGAGTTCGTAGACCATGGTTGGGAACGGTTTTAGCTGGATATGGAACTGGTGACTTAATTACTAAGATTGACGGAAATTATAATATTGTAGATAATGTTTTAAATTATGTGGAAGCTCCACATGGTAATATTCCTATTGGAAGTGTGACAAATCCCCCGGATGATAGGGATTGGACTGGGATATCTACATCATCCACCTTCCAAGGAAGGGTCTTTATGAAATCAGGTATTACCGGATCTTCTACTGATGCATACTTTAATAATTACGTTTTTGATGATATTTCTCAAAATTTTGATGGTATCAATAATGAATTTACTTTAAAAGCGAATGGATCGGATATTACGGGCATAACTTCGGATGGAGTAGTTTTAATTAACAGTATATGGCAAGGAAGAGGAGCTTTAAGTAATTATATTCTAGAAGAATCTTCGGGTATTACATCTATTACTTTTACAGGAGATTATCCTACCATAAATGATGACATTAATATATCTCCATATCCAATTGGTGGAGTAATTGTTTCAGTTGGTTCTACTGAAGGGTTGGGGTATCAACCACTAGTAGCTGCTGGGGGGACAGCAAAAGTTTCAACAGCAGGAACTGTATCTCTCATTTCTATTGGTTATAGTGGATCTGGATATAGAAGTGGAATTGGTCAAACGGTTAACGTTTCCATTCAACAGGAAGATCTTACTGCTACTAATATAGTTTCTATCGGTACTGCTACTATTGGATCTACTGGATCTCTAACTGGTGTTGCAATAACAAATCCACATATATTCTACAAACCCAAAACTATAATGAATGTTGGATATAATTCAATAACAGGTATGAGTACAGTTACTACTTTACTTCCTCATGAATTAGCAGTTGGTAATGAAGTTGTATTATCGGGAATTGCCTTTACATGTTTATATTCCGGACCTAAAAATATTTCAGCATTTGATTATCATGCATCAAGTGGTATTGTAACTGTTACTACTTCCGGAGTTCATGGATATAGTGTTGATCAAGATGTAATATTTACTGGTATTGCAATGACATGTGGATTGGATGCTGGTGCTTCCACTCATTATTATCCTAGAGGTGAAGATCCTGCTTACGATACGGCTATTTCTATTGCATCCACAACTGCTACAACTATTACAGTTAAGGTTGGATATGGTGCTCCTATTGATCAATTTGCTCATACCTTTGTAAGTGCAACGAGTGGAGCAGTAATTAGTGGTGGTGATTATGCACATCAATATGTAAGTGCTGCAAGTAGTGCAGTGATCACTGGAGGCGATTATGAGCACACCTTTGTCAGCGTAGGTGTTGGCACCATCACTGTAACTGGAATAGGGTCTACGACGCCTACAGACGCCACCTATACCGCTTCTACGGGTGATTTGGTATTGACTGTTGGATCGGGTCACACATACACTACAAGCGATACTGTAGGCATTGGAACGAGTGCATTGATCTTTAGTTGTTCAATGGATAATAATGCTACTGACCATACTTATCCTCGTTCTACTGATCCTATTATTGGTGTAAACACTTCTATTACAGCAGTTACTGCTAGCACCATTACAGTTAATGTTGGTGCATCTCCTTTGGTATATTATCAAGTCTCAGATGCAACATATCATCCTTCTTCAGGACTATCTACAATTACTATTGGTTCTCATTCATTAACAACTTCAACTAGTATTAGATTAGCTAATGATGCTTTAACCTTTAGATGTGCCATGGATAATTATGCTTCTTTGCATACTTATCCAAGATCTACTGATCCAGGATTTAGCACTGCTTTAGGTATTACTACAACGACTTCTAATACAATTACAGTTAATGTAGGTGCATCACCTATTGTAAATTATAATGTAACTGGAGCAGATTATAGTGCTAATGTGGGTGTGATGACCATGACTATTGGTGCTCATACTCTGCAGACTGGTGAGAGTATTAAGTTAGCTACTGAATCTCTATCATTTACTTGTGATAAGGATAGTGGAGTTACTACACATAGATATCCCAGAAAACCTGATCCTTTCTATACTGGATCTAAAATTACTAGTCTTCCTAGTACTACTCAGTTTGTTACATATGTTGGTATTTCTACTGTTGATACTTATTATAAGTCTGGTGGAACAGTTCAAGGTGTTATTATAGCTCCTAGAGCAGTTAATAATTCATCAAGTAAAACTGATCCTGCATATGGCCAAGTAACAGTTAATAATGTTCTTGATGATTATAGTTTCCAAGTTCCAACTGGTATTTCTACACGTTCCCATTTCTATGCTAGAGGTGGAAAAATTGAAAAATCGATGAAGGTATTATTTGATTATCCTCTTTCATATACCAATCTTCCTTTACAATATAGTTCTTCTAGTGCAGTTGGAATTGGATCTTCTGCAACTATTGATATTCAAGTTGGTCAAGGATCTAGTATAATTGATTTTGAAATTAAAAATACCGGATATGGATATGGTAATGGGCAAATTTTAACTATTCCTGTAGGAGGATCTACTGGAATTCCAACTACTTCTGGATTTAAAGAATTTAATGTAACAATTGATAGAATAGTTTCCGATCAATTTACTGGATGGTCTCTTGGAGAGCTAGAAACTTTAGATAATGTAAGTAACTACATTGATGGAACAAGAGTTGATTTCCCATTATCACTAGCAGGAGATACAGTTTCTATTTTGGCAGCTAGAGGATCAAAAATTGTTCTTCAAGATGTTTTAATTGTAACTGTTAATGATATACTTCAAATTCCAGGTGATGGGTATGAGTTTGATGGTGGAAGTATTATTACATTTACCGAAGCCCCTAAACTTGAGGATACTATTAAGATTGCATTTTATAAAGGAAGTGGATTTGATGTTATTGAAAAAGAAGTTATTGAGACTGTTAAAGTAGGTGATAATTTAACTATTGGATATGATTCTTCAAAAGGGCAAGCATCTTATTTACAGCAAGATCCTAGGACTGTTACACAGATTAATTCTACTGATCTAGTAGAAACAAGTGCATATTCGGGTCCAGGTAATACTCAAGATACAACCTTATTAAGACCTGTTGTATTGTGTAGGCAAACTGCAGATAAGATTATTAATGAGAAGATCGTTGGTAAAGATAGAGAATTATATGAAGCAAACATTAATCCTGTTGCTTATATTATCAAATCTGTTGGAATTGGGTCAACAGCAATTTATGTGGATAATATTCGACCATTCTTTGATGCTGAAAATGAAAATTATGTCAATACAGATTTCCAGAATAAAGTTAGTTTTATAAGACAAGAAACTAAAACAGGAGCTGCTGCCACTGCGGTTGTTTCTGGATTGGGTTCTATTTCTTCTGTTGTTATTTCGGACGGTGGAGTTGGATATACTACCGCATTTGTTAGTATTGCTTCTACAGTGGGTGTAGGCACCACTACAAGGGCATTTGGGTCAGTTACAATTGGAACTAGTGGAACTATTACTGGAGTGGCAGTTACAAGTCCTGGAGTGGGATATACATACACTAATCCTCCTTTGGTTCTTATTTCTCCTCCAGTATCTACCACAGAAACAAATTCAGTATCTTCTTATTCTGGTGATTCTGGAGTTATTGTAGGAGTTGGTACTACTACTAATGGAGCGCAACCTCAACTTATATTTGATCTCTTTATTCCATATGATTCTGAGCTAAGAAATGCTACTCTTACAGGCACTCCTGTAACTCTTAGTGGAATTTCTACAAATGATTACTTTATGGTATATGAATCTAATACAGGAGCTGGATCTACGTCTATAACTTCTTTAGATTCTGCGGGATCTACTACTGTGGGAATAGGAACTTCATTTGTAGATAATATCTATTCTGTTCAAAGTTTTGAAAATCATTCAACAAGTATATCTGGTATTACTACATATGTTAGAAGAGTATATGTAAATACTCAGAACTTGGTTACTTATGGATCTGGAATATCAACTTCAGATTATTTTGGTGATTTTAGTTGGGGTAGAATTATGCTAACATCTAGAGTTGGGATAAATTCTTATAGTGCATATACTTTAAATGGAATTGGAACCGTAGATTCTGGTATTTCAACATCTATGATTGTTGAGAGATCCGTTTCTTTAAAATCCAAAAACTATAGTGTTTGATTAATAGTTAAATAAATAAATAAAAAGTTCCAAAAAATGGCTGCCATTATAACTGATCAAATTAGGATACTAAACGCAAAGAATTTTGTTGCAGGAATACAATCTGCTAGTAGTTCCTATTATTCTTTTGTTGGGTTAACTAATCCCACAGATTATCAGTCTGATTGGGATAGTAGTCCACCTTCCCCCAAAGATTCTTTTAATGATGAAAATGAATATTGGGATACAATGATTGCATTGAAGAAAATTAATTCTTCAGATGTAAGACAAGTTATCAACAAGAGATCATGGGCGTCTGGAACTACCTACGATTATTATCGTAGTGATTATACGGTTTCTAATGCTGCTAAAATTTCTGGAGCAACTAATTTATATAATGCTTCATATTATGTTCTTAACAGTGACTATAGAGTTTATGAATGTTTGCAAAATGGAACTGATCCCGATAATCCGAATGGGAGACCTTCTTTAGATGAACCTACGTTTACTGATTTAGAACCAAGATCTGCAGGTAGTAGTGGGGATGGTTATATTTGGAAATATCTCTATACTATTAAGCCAAGTGATATTACTAAGTTTGAATCTACTGATTTTATACCAGTTCCTCAAGATTGGGCAACAAATACTGATAATGCTGCAGTAAGAGGTAATGCAATAGACGGATCTATTAAAATTGCAACCATTACTAATCGTGGTGTTGGCCTTGGTACTGCTAATAGAAGTTATGCTGCAGTTCCTATTCAAGGAGATGGAAGTGGAGCAACAGCAACTATTATTATTAATAATGATTCACAAGTCGGATCTATAACAATTTCTAATGAAGGATCTGGATATACTTATGCCAGTGTTGATTTAGCTGCTGGTGGAGTTCCAACAGGAACTACAAGACCTGTTTTTAATGTTATTATTTCTCCTGAAGGAGGGCATGGATCCGATATTTATAGAGAACTTGGTGCATATAATGTTCTTTTATATTCAAGAATTGAAAATGATAATGAAAATCCAGATTTTATAACCGGAAATAAAATTGCAAGAGTGGGAATTGTACAAAGTCCACAACAATATAATTCTACGGCAATTTTAAATGCAGATAAAGCAAGTGCTGTTGGAGCACTTAGATTGGCTGGTACGGGTTATAGTACAGCCACATTTACCTCTAATGCTTATTTTACGCAAACTGTTGCTACGGGATCAACTGCTGTAGGTAGAGTTGTTAATTATGATCAAAATACTGGAGTATTAAAGTATTGGCAAGATAGGTCAATGGCGGGTTTCAATACGGTTGGAACTGCTGTAACAGATCCAACTTATGGATTTGAATTGAAAGAGTTTACTTCTTTTCCAACTGGAGATGGAAGTGTAACAATTGTTCCTTCATCGGGTTCAAATTTAGAAATTGATACATCATTTACAGGTCTCTCTACAGTAATAAATAATAGGACATATTATCTTGGTCAATCTTTTACTAGTGGAATTGCTAATCCAGAAGTTAAAAAACACTCTGGAAATATAATTTATGTTGATAATAGACCATCTATTACGCGATCCTCTAATCAAAAAGAAGATATCAAAGTTATTTTGCAGTTCTAAAAAATCATGCCGCAACAAACCAATCTCAATGTATCGCCATATTTTGACGACTTTGATCCAGCTAATGACTATCATAAAGTATTATTCAAACCTTCCTATCCTATACAGGCTAGAGAGTTAAATAATCTTCAGTCAATACTGCAAAATCAAATTGAAAGATTTGGGCAGCATTTTTTCAAAGAAGGTGCAAAGGTAATTCCTGGAAATACTTCATATAATAAGAGGTATACGGGGATACAATTAAACAATAGTTATAAAGGAGTACCTGTATCTGCTTATATAGAGCAATTAGTAGGATTAAAAATTACTGGACAAAATTCTGGTGTAACAGCAGTTGTTGATAAGGTATTGTTACCAGAAGAATCAGAAAGAGATACTCTTACTTTATATGTAAATTATATACAATCCAGTACTGTAAATAATTCCACCCAAACATTTTCCGATGCTGAGCCATTGACATGTGCTGAGGATATTGTTTCTGGATTATTGAGTAATTCTGTTATTACTGCGGGAGCTCCTTTTGCTATTACAGTTGCTAATGCTGCTGCTGTTACAGGGTCTTCTTATCATATTGGTGAAGGTGTATATTTTATGCGCGGCAATTTTGTTAATGTAGATGAAGAAACATTGATTCTCGATCAATATACCAATATTCCTACTTATAGAGTCGGATTATATGTAGAAGAGGAAATTGTTACTCCAGCTCAAGATGAAGCATTAAATGATAACTCTCAGGGATATAATAATTATGCTGCATCAGGTGCCGATAGATTAAGACTTACTACACATTTATATAAAAAAGAAATAACTGATTTAGATGATAATACTTTTGTTGAAATAGTATCGGTAATTGATGGTGTTTTAAAAAAACCAGTTTCTACAGTTTATGGAGGAGGTGGATCTTTTAGTTATGATATAACAGATACTCTTGCAAGAAGAACTTTTGATGAAAGTGGTAATTATCAAGTAAAACCTTTTAATATTTCTTTTTTAAATTCATTAAATGATAATGTAGGAAATAGGGGGATTTGGCAGGTTGGTCAATTTACATCTGGAGGAGCTTCGCCGTCTAATAATTTGGGTGTATATAGAATTTCACCAGGAAAAGCTTATGTAAAGGGATATGAAGTTGAAACTACCGATACATATTTTTTAGATGTAAACAAACCTAGAACAACAAAACTTTTAGAAGATCAATCAATAATATACAATACAGGACCTACTGTAAAATTAAATAGTATCTATAGATCACCTACCATAGGAATTGGTAATACTTATTATGTAAGTTTAAGAAACCAAAGAGTGGGTGTTGCTGATACATATTCTGGATCAGATGGGGCTCAGGATGGTAAAGAAATTGGTGTTGCTCGTATCTATGATTATAGATTAGAGTCTGGATCATATGATACTACTAATGGAAATAGAAATGAGTGGGATATGTCATTATATGATATACAAACTTATTCTACTCTTACATTAAATCAAGCTGATACTCTTACAATACCATGTTTTATTGAAGGTAATAATAGTGGTGCTACAGGTTTTTTACGTCATAGTGTTAATGCAGGAACAGCTGTAACTGTATATGATAAATCGGGTAGTTTTATTCCAGATGAACAACTTATTATTAATGGTATTGCCGGTGGAAGAATTGCTATAGCAGTTACAGATAACTCTATTTCAGATGTAAAATCTTTATATGCAACAAATGATGGTATTAGTGGAATTAATACTTTCCATGCAAATGTAATTCAATCATCTAAATGGGAAGTTGGAATAGCATCTATTACGGTTCCTAGTGGGTCTCCCAGTATCAGTACAGTAAGAAGCACTGCTTTTTCTAATTGGGCACCGGGTGTTATAAAAGAAAATGATTTAATTCAATATACTGATACAACATTAGCATCTCCTGATCCTGTTATGGCTAGGGTTACTTATGTTGGAAATGGGACTGATATTCCATCTAGTCGTATAGAAGTTGTAGGAGTTGCTACTGTAACAGGAATTGTAGAGGGTGCTCTTCCTTCTGCTCAGTTACAAGTGACTGATTTGAAATTATTGACTACTGCTTTAGATAAGTCTACGGATAATACTTTATATACTGTACTTCCGAAGCCTAATGTATCAGATGTAGATTTTACTAGTGCATCTATTACCATTAGAAAGACTTTTAGTGTTGATATTACTGATAAACAAATAACTACTTCATCTAGACCTACAGCAGGAACTAATGAAACATTTTTACCATTCGATGTAGAAAGATATACTTTAATAAGATCAGATGGAAGTACAGAAGAATTAACATCAGATAAAGTAACTTTTAATTCTACTGCAACTGAATTCGGAGCAAGTAATCTTGGATCAGATGATACAGGAGCAACACTTGTTGCTACTTTGAAAAAAGTGAAGCCAACATCAAAGAAAAAGATAAAAAATAGGGTTAATTCATTAGTTGTTTCTAAATCTAGAGATTCAGCATCTGGTATTGGATCAACTACTCTTAATGATGGATTGGATTTTGGGGATGGTTATTATCCATATGGAACTAGAGTTCAAGATAAAACTTTATCATTGAATACTCCTGATATTATTACAATTCATGGAATTTATGAATCTTCTGATACTTCTGATCCATCTGCACCTAAAGCAACACTTTCATCTATTAATAGTTCTACTACTACAACTTCAGAGTTTATAATTGGAGAACTTTTAATAGGACAAACAAGTGGAGCAGTTGCTGCATGTGCAGAAAAAGTGAGTAGTGATCAAATTTCCTATGTTAAGAAAAATGAACTTTATTTTATAGAGGGAGAAACTGTAATCTCTCAAGAAACTGCTATATCAGCAGTTGTAAGTGCTTTAGATTCACCTAGTTTTGATATTAGTAGAAGTTATACTTTTAGTGTAGGTCAAAAAAATACATTTTATAATTATGGAACTTTGAAAAGAAAAGCGGATATTTCAGCACCTGATAAGAGAATAAAAGTTTATTTTGAAAGTGGTTATTATGAATCTACGGATGAAGGTGATCTTACTAGTGTAGATTCATATAATACATTTAATTATACTAACGAAATTCAAAGTATTGATGGACATAGAAATACGGATATTTTTGATATAAGACCAAGAGTTTCTGATTATACTGTAACTGAAAGTACAAGATCACCTTTAGAATTCTTTGGAAGATCATTTAATGGGTCAGGAAATTCAGCTGCTAATATTCTTGCATCTGATGAAAATATTATTAGTGATATATCATACTATCAAGGAAGAATTGATAGAATTTTTGTATCTAAAGATGGAAGATTCCAAGTAATTTATGGTACTCCCGCTGATAGCCCACAATTACCAAATCCTATTGATGATGCTATTGAGTTGGCTACAGTTACGCTTCCTCCATATGTTTATAATACTGAAAATGTAAATATTAGTTTTCTAGAGTATAAACGCTTTAGAATGGTGGATATTAAAAATCTTGAAAATAGAATTAAGAATTTAGAATTTTATACTGCTTTATCATTATTGGAAGTAGAAACTGCCAATATGTTTATTCCTGATGCTGATGGTTTAAATCGGTTTAAGTCTGGATTCTTTGTAGATAATTTTTCATCTTTTAGAACACAAGGAGGGAATTTTAAGAATTCTATTGATACCAAGAACCAAATATGTAGACCTTCTCATTATACTAATTCTGTTGATTTGATGTTAGGCCCTGTTGTAAATCAAACTCAAAATACGGATCTTGCTTTTAATCTAATTGAGGGGACAAATGTAAGAAGAAAAAATGATGTTATAACTTTAGATTATAGTGATACGATGTTCATAGAACAACCTTATGCTACTAGATCCGAAAGTGTAACTCCTTTCTTAATGAGTTTTTGGACTGGTACTCTTGAATTAACTCCAGCTTCAGATACTTGGGTTGATACTACTAGAATTGAAGATAGAATTATTCAAGTTGAAGGTGATTTTGAGAATGTGATGAATGAAGCAGTTCAAAATCAAAATGTAGATCCTCAAACTGGATTTGCTCCTACGGTTTGGAATGCTTGGGAAACGAATTGGGTGGGAACTACTGTTGTAAATACAACTCGTAATGTAGATAGATCATGGTCTACGGGGAACTGGAGAAGTGGTAGCACTTGGAGACAAACTTGGCAACAAGAACTAGAAGAAACTAGAAGAACTGGTTTTGATGTTAGAACAGGATCCCAGACTATAATTACTGAACAATGGGATAATACTTCTGTTGGTGATAGAGTTGTTAGTAGGGCTATTATTCCTTGGATGAGATCACGGAATATTGAATTTGTTGCTAAGGCAGTAAAGCCCACGACAAGAATGTATGCTTTCTTTGACGGGGAAGATATTACAAAATATTGTGTTCCTAAACTTCTTGAAATTAGTATGGTTAGTGGTACATTTCAGGTTGGAGAAACTGTAACAGGAGGAACTTCACCTACTGGTCTTGCTGATCCTCTTAATCCGGGTGTAGCAGCTGCTATAGAATTTAGAGTTGCTCAATCCAATCATAGAGAAGGATCTTTTAACTCTCCAACAGCAACTTATCCTATAAACCCATATACAAATTCCATTCTTCCTTCTTCATATTCTTCCACTTCCAATATTTTGAATGTGGATACTTTCTCTCTTGCTTCTGAAGTACAAGGTGAATATAGTGGTTGGGTAAGTCCTGGGATGACTCTGTTGGGCGGATCAAGTGGCGCAGTTTGTACAATTAATAGTGTCAGGCTTGTTTCGGATATAACTGCAACAGTGATTGGATCCTATTTTAATCCTAATCCTAATATCCCCAACCATCCTAGATTTGAAACAGGAACTAAGAGTTTTGTTTTGATTAATGATGAAGATAATGATATTGATTCTGCAACAACAATGGCTGATGAAACCTTTACTTCTGCAGGAACTCTTGAAACGGTTCAAGAAAATATTGTTTCTGTTAGAAATGCAAGGGTAGAAACTAGAGTAACAGAAGAACAAACAGCAACTTTTGAGACTATTTCTACTCGTGTTACTGGTTCTGCTGCTATAACGGGGGCAATTCAAACTGGTAGTTGGCGGAGAAATGGAGATCCACTTGCACAATCATTTAGAGTTGAAGATCCTACAGGAATATTTGTAACAAAATGTGATATATTTTTCCGAACTGTAGATGATAATAATATTCCTGTTAAGTTTCAGTTGAGAACTATGAAAAATGGAACTCCAACTGAAAAGATCCTTCCATTTGCAGAAATTACATTATATCCTAATGATATTACAGTTTCGAGTGATGGATCGGTTGCTACTACGGTTGAGTTTGATGCTCCGGTATATTTGGAAGGTGACCAAACAGAATATGCTATGGTTTTAATATCAAATTCCACAGCATATAGTGTTTATATTTCAAGAGTGGGTGAGAACGATCTTCAAACTCAGACTTTTGTGCAGAATCAACCAGTTCTAGGTTCTTTATTCAAATCACAAAATGGTTCTACGTGGGATCCAAGTCAATGGGAAGATCTTAAATTTACTCTTTATAGAGCAGCATTTGAACTTTCTGGAGTTGTAGATTTTTATAATCCACAACTTACTAAAGGAAATAATCAAATTCCTGTTTTGATGCCAGATTCATTATCTTTAACTTCAAGAAGTATAAGAGTTGGACTTGGAACAACAGTTGCTGATTCTTATGAAATGGGAAATGTATTTTTCCAACAAGGAACTAATGCTACTGGTCATCTTGTAGGGGTAGCTGGAAGTGCAAGTGGTTCATTGACTGTTTCTAATCCTGGTATTGGATATACTCCTACCGATGGAGGACTTACATTTGCAGGGGTGAATTTAGTTACATTAACCGGTAATGGACGTGGAGCAACTGCAGAAGTTACAATTGCTAATGGAGTAGCGGCCGCTGCAACAATTACTGGAAATGGGGGATATGGTTATCAAGTTGGTGATGTTCTTGGTATTACTACTATTGGAATTGCTAGTTTGGGAAGAAATTCTAAATTTACTATTGCTGGAATTGGTATAACTAATGAACTTATTTTTGAAAATGTTCAAGGTAATTTTATTGTTGGATCTGCTAATACAGTAATGTTTATTAACAGTTCTGGTATTACTACAGAACTTAATTCTTCTGGAGCAACTGGATTGGGAACTGGGGGAGATGTTCAAATTTCTACTATTAATGTTGATTCTGATGGTACTCATATTAAAGTGAACCATAGGAATCATGGAATGTATTTTGGTGATAATATTGTAGAGATATCTGGTGCAGTGTCAGATGTTAAGCCTACTCAATTAAATGCTGCTTATTCTTCAGGTTCTACCGGAAATATATCAGTAGGTGATGGAACAATATTCTCTACTTTTGAGAGTGTTGGGGTAGGAACTACTAATGTTGGATTCCTTAAAATTGGAGATGAAATTATTGAATATACAAATGTTTCTGGTAATAATATTGGTGGAAATATTGTAAGAGGAGGAAATTCTATAGATTATGCGGTTGGTACTCCTGTTTACAAATATGAACTTGGGGGAGTTAACTTGAAGAGAATTAATGGAATTCATACACTATCTGATGCTACAGTTTCTAATCCTATTACTTTTGATTCCTATAATATTAAATTGAATATGTCTACGACATTTAATGTTAATAATAACAATAGAGGTAATGATGTTGGATTCGCAGCATTATATTTGAATAGCACTAAATCTGCTGGTGGATATAATATAAGAGCAACTCAAAATATGCCTTATGAAATTATTACTCCAATTGTTCAGAATGTAACATCTCCTGGCACTTCTCTTGTTGGTGAGGTAAGAACTGTTACCAGTCAAAGTATGAGTGGAACAGAAATTCCTTATCTTGATAATGGGTTTGAAAGTATTGCCCTTAATACTCCCAATTATTTGGATAGTCCCAGATTGATTGCATCTAAAGTTAATGCCGATGCTAAATTAACAACTCTTGAAGGATCTAAGTCTTTGAATATGAGATTATTCCTCGGAACTACCGATGCTAGAATAACTCCAGTTATTGATGCACAAAGAGTAAGTACTATTCTTACATCTAATAGAGTTAATGATGTTATTGAAAATTATGCAACAGATAATAGAGTAAATACTTTGAATATTGATCCAACAGCATGTCAGTATATTTCCAAAGAAATTTCTTTAGAAAATTCTGCTACATCTCTTAAGATAATTGTTAGTTCTCATATTGATGTTGGTACTGATATTAGAGCATTCTATGCCATAGGTGATGGCGCAGGATTTGAACCAATATTTACACCATTCCCTGGATATAACAATCTTAATAGTAGAAGGCAAATGATTGCTGCCGAAGATAGTAATGGCCAATCTGATGTGTTTGTTCCAAAATCAAATGTTATATCAACTGTGCAGCATGGTACGACGGGAGGGGTAACATCCTATGTGGAAGCTTTCAAAGAGTATACTTTTACTGCTGATCAATTACCTTCCTTTAGATCTTATCAAATTAAGATAGCATTGATTTCTAATAGTCAGGTTTATGTACCTGTAATGAAACAACTTAGAGTAATGGCATTAGCTTAATATGGAATATTATGATGTGGAAGGAAATGGTGATCTGGCTAGAGATCCATCTACTAATGCAATTATAAATGTGAATAACGTAGATTATGAGCATTATGTTGAAGGTCGTAAAGCGAAAATGTTAAAGAATGAAAAAGTAAATTCTATGGAAAAGGATTTATCTGATTTGAAGGGTGAGATTAATGAAATAAAATCTCTACTTAAGGAGTTAGTCCATGGCAACTAAAAAGATAACATTTGATCCAGATGCTGGAGTACCCGTTGCTTCTAATTTGACCATTTATGGTGGAGCTAATTTCAATGCCAACTTTAATGTAGTTGATACATCTAATGCTGCATTTGATTTTTCAGGTGCAGGAACTACTTGGACTGGTTCTTCACAAATGCAAAAAAGTGTTGGAGCAGGATCCACTACGGTTCCTACTGCTACCTTTAATGTTGGATTTACCAGTGCAGCTGGTGGAAAATTTGCATTAACATTGGCATCTACAGCAACTACTAGTATTTCTGAAGGAAGATATCTTTATAATGTTTTGGTGAGTTCTGGAACGACTACTTACAATATTGTAAACGGAGATATTTTGGTATATCAAGGCATTTCATCTGCTCCAACCTAAATATTGTAGAGGTATTGTATAAATGGCCCAACCAGCAAGTAGACAAGAATTAATAGATTACTGTAAGAGGCAGTTGGGTGCTCCCGTATTGGAGATTAATGTTGCGGAAGAGCAAATAGAGGATATACTAGATGATGCTATACAGTATTTTCAAGAGAGGCATTTTGATGGTGTTTCTCCGATGTATTTAAAATATCAAGTAACTCAAGCAGATATTGATAGGGGAAGAGCACCACATAAAAGTCAAGTAGGAATCGTTACAACAAATACCCCCGCAACAATTGCTGGGGTATCGACATCATTTAAATGGGAAGAAAATAGCAATTATTTACAAGTACCACCAAATATTATTGGAGTAACAAAAGTATTTCATTTTGATGGATCCAATTCCATGTCAAGTGGGATGTTTAGTGTTAAGTATCAGTTATTCCTAAATGATATGTATTTCTGGGGTGCCATGGAAATGTTGACTTATGCAATGACTAGAAGTTATTTGTCTGATATTGAGTTTTTATTAACCACACAAAAACAAATAAGATTTAATCAGAGAATGGATAGGTTATATCTTGATATTGATTGGGAGACTGTTAATGTGGGAGAATGGTTAATTCTGGATTGTTTTATGGCATTAAATCCTAATGATTTTGTTAGAGTTTGGAATGATTCTTTCTTGAAAATATATGCAACTGCTCTTATTAAACGACAATGGGGACAAAATTTATTAAAATTCCAAGGAGTAAAACTGCCAGGTGGAGTAGAATTGAATGGTAGGCAAATCTATGATGATGCTCAAAAAGAATTAGATGGTATTAGAGAAAGAATGTCCAATACTTACGAATTACCTCCATTGGATATGATAGGTTAATAGCATGGCACTTAATCCATATTTTCAACAGGGATCGAGGTCTGAACAAAATTTAGTTCAAGATTTAATCAACGAACAGTTGAGGATGTATGGTGTTGATATTCATTATATGCCCAGAAAATATATGGCCGAAAATAAGGTCATAAAAGAAGTAATTTCCTCAAAATTTGATGATGCATATCCTTTAGAAGCCTATATTGATAATTATGATGGATATGCCGAAAATCCTGTTCTTTTATCAAAGTTTGGTATTGAAAATACAAATGATATAACATTAGTTATTTCTAGGGAAAGATGGGAAACTTATATTGAACCATTATTACAAAATGAACCCAATGTAAAGTTGACTACTAGGCCTAAAGAGGGTGATTTAATTTATTTCCCATTAGGAGATCGTTTATTTGAAATTAAGTATGTAGAGCATGAAAAACCATTTTATCAACTTCAGAAAAATTATGTTTATACATTAAGATGTGAACTCTTCCGTTACGAAGATGAAGTTATTGATACTGGAATTGCTGAAATTGATGATGAGTTAACAGGAGATGATTCTGACGGAACTACTGATGAGGGAATTTCAACAGTTCTTGGACCAATTCAAACTCTTACACTGGTTGGAACTGGTGTAGATGCAACTGCTGTAACAAATGTTGTTGATGGTGGTGTTAAATACATTACTATGACCAATAGAGGTGGTGGATATACTAGTGGTCCGGTTATAGGCATCTCTTCTGCTCCTTCTGGAGGTGTAACAGCAGTTGGTATTGCATCTATGATTGGTGGAATTCAATACTGTAATTTGAATTTAAATGCCAACCAAAAATCGGTTCAAGCAATTTATTTGACAAATTCTGGTGCTGGATATACGGTGGCTCCTGCAGTAACTGTTACAAGTACTAGTGGAGCTGGAGCAGCAGGAACAGCTTATATTGGAGATGGTGTTATAGGTATTGTCACTGTTACTGCCGGCGGTAATGGGTATGTTAATCCGCCTGCTATTACGTTTACAAATGAAGTATTCTTATCCGGAGTTACTACTGTTAGTGCTGCAGCAACTGCCTATATAAGCAGTGCAGGAATAGTTACTTCAATTCATATTAGTAATGCTGGTTTAGGATATAGTGTTGCACCTACTGTATCGATAGCAAGTGCTGATACATCATCAACTGGAGATTATCTCTTTAATGAAATAGTTACTGGATCTGTAAGTAATACCACCGCAAGAGTAAGAACTTGGGATTCTTCCACCAATACTCTTGAGGTTGCTTCTATTACGGGAACTTTCCTAAGAGGAGAAACTTTAACAGGAGGATCTTCAGGAGCAGCTCATGTTTTAAGAGTTGTTGATACTTCTCTTGATGCTGGATTTGCTGATAATTATAATATAGAAACCCAAGCAGATGAAATATTAGATTTCTCAGAAGCAAATCCCTTTGGCACACCATAAATATAATATAAACGGAACTTAGCAATGTTTGAATATTTTTATAACGAAATTTTGAGGAGAACCATTATTTCTTTTGGTACTCTCTTTAATAATATTTCAATTACTCATACTGATTCTTCAGATAATACCTTAAGTGTTACTAAGGTTCCTTTGTCTTATGGACCTACTCAAAAATTCTTAGCTAGATTAACACAGTCTCCGGATTTAAATCAATCTACAATGATTACTCTCCCAAGAATGTCATTTGAATTCACGGGAATGACTTATGATCCATCTAGAAAAGTAACTACTACTCAACAATTCGTTGTACAAAATCCTAGTTCGGATACTCCTGATGAGAAAAAGGCATATATGCCTGTTCCTTATAATATGCAATTTGAACTTGCTATTATGTGTAAGTTGAATGAGGATGCATTACAGATTGTAGAGCAGATTCTTCCTTATTTTCAACCATCCTATAATGTTACTGTAGAATTGGTTAATACTATAAAAGAAAAAAGAGATATTCCTATCATTCTTGAAAATATAACAATGCAGGATGATTATGATGGAGATTTTAATACACGAAGAGTTCTATATTATACACTAAGATTTACTGCAAAAACTTATCTCTTTGGTCCTGTTTCTGGTGCAACATCCGATATTATCAAAAAGGCCAGCGTCAGGTATCTTGCGGGAGATTCCAAGTCTACCACCAGAGATATTACATATTCAGTTGAACCAAGAGCACTTAAAGATTATGATGATAGTATTGTTACTCAATTGGCGGAAGATCTGATTACTGTAGATGGTAAGCCTGTACCAAGAGTATTAACTGTTGATGATGCTACCAATATCACAGTCAGTGGGATTAATAATGTTTATATTGATGTTGATGGTGAAGAAATGCTTGTTAAGTCTAAGACAGGTAATAAAGTTACTGTTGAAAGAGGACAAGATGGAACTACCATTGCCAATCATGTAAAAGGAGCAACTATTAAGTCCATTACTACTGCTGATAATGCTATGGTTGTAGAAGGTGATGATTTTGGATTTAGTGGAACTGTTATATGAAGTATGACAAATTAGATGATGCTTTTAATATAACTTCTTCTGAAGTAGTTGTAGAGAAATCTGAATCTGTGGGTATACAAAAACCTCCCAGATTAACACAGGATGATATTACTAAAGATTATGAATATACACGAGGTAATTTATATTCCATTATTGAAAAGGGACAAGAAGCAATTAATGGAATTCTTGAACTCGCTCAAGAGAGTGAAATGCCCAGAGCATATGAAGTAGCTGGTCAGTTAATTAAGAGTGTTTCGGATGCAACTGATAAATTAATGGATTTGCAAAAGAAATTAAAAGATGTTGAAGAGGAAACAAAACAAAAAGGACCAAATACAGTTAACAACGCTCTCTTTGTAGGGTCTACAGCAGAGCTGCAAAAAATATTAAAGTCTGGACAAAAAGATAACTCTAAATAACTTAGGGAGAGAAATCCCAAAGTATTTAAGTTACTAATAGTATGTCGGACCAATTACCGTCGATAGATGACTTCATTGAGGAGTTACCACCAGTCGATGAGGTTATAAAAGAAGAGAATTTACCTTCGGTTGAAGAGTTCATTGAGAAGGAAGAGGAAGATATTGTAGAAGAGACAATAGAAGAACCTGTATCAGAAGAAACGGCAGAGGATCTTACAGAAATATTGCATTTAATTAATGCAGTAAGAAGGGATATACCAAAAGTTCCTGAAATTAAATATTATGATGAAGAGTTAAAACAACTTGCTGAACAAGTTGAAGAGATTAAAAATGGTATTCCAGAAGTAAAATATTATGATCATGAAGTAGAATCAATATGTGAACAGATTGATCTTGTAAGGGAAGAGATAAGAGATCTTCCAGAAGTAAAGTATTATGATGAACAAGTAACAAATATTGAGGATAGGGTTGATTTACTTCGTCAGGAAGTAGTTAATTTACCTGAAGTAAAATATTATGATAAAGAGATAGAAGCAATTTGTGAAGCAATTGATAATGTAAGAGCAGAGATCCCCCAGTTTCCTAAATGGGTTAATGAAGTTAATGAGGTTCCTGATTTTTCATGGATTGGAAAAACATTTAGTGTAATTGATGAGGATTTTGTTGAAGTAGGTGATAAGATAAAGGATATGGCATCTAAATTTGATGCTGATATTCATGATCTTACAGAAAGTCTTGATATTAAAGATTTTGAAAAAAGAGTACAAATTGATGAAGTAAAAGATGATATTAAAAAAACAAAAGAAAAAATATTTAAAGAGTTAAAAGAAGCTGCTATAAGGATTTGGGATCATCATACACAATTCAAAGATGATGATAGAAAGTTAAAGAAGCAAGTCCTTAGCAAGCTTAATGAAACAAAGCAGAATATTGAGAATCAAATACTTGATTTTAATGTTAAAAATTATGAGGAGAATAAAACTCTTACAAAGTATTTTGAGGGATTAAAAGAAGAAATTACCAATCTTCCTAAAGTGAAATACTATGACGCTCCTCTTAAAGATTTGAAAAAGGATGTATCCCATTTAGAAGAAAGGAGAGAAGAACAAAGTATTAATATTGCTGAATTATATAAGATTGTTGGTGAATTAAAAGAAACTCAACAGGAATTAAAAGAAGACCTTACTGATAATCCACCAACTTACACTGATCTTGGGGTATCAAAAGATCCTCTTGCACCTTTAGATCAAAAATTTGCAACCTTAAAAGATCTTACAGAGCATTATAGATTATTTGTTAATAGAATACAAACTCAAATTGCTTCTATCGGCGGTGGGGGAGCAGTAGAGTTACAATATTTGGATGATATTGCTGGTATTGCCACTAATATTAGTGCTTATGATGGAATGTTCCTTACTGTTGATTTAAATCAACCAAGCGGTAAGAAATTTAAATTTTCTACCGTAAGTAGTGGAAGTACAGCGTGGATTCATGATAGTGTTGGTATTCATACTTTATCTAATGTAGGTATTGCTACGACCGCTAGAGCTGATAGTGCTTTATATGTTGAAGGAAATGCTACAGTCACTGGTAATTTAAATGTTAGTGGAGATCTTGAATATGATGAAGCAGTTGCAAGAAATTGGAATATTACTGGAATAGCAACAGCGGCAGAAATGCATGTTGGTGTGGATACTGGATTCTTTACTGAAGATCTAGTTGTAAATGGTGATGCTAGAATTACTGGTATTTTAACTGTTGGTAAAACTTCAGTAACGGTTGATGGTACTAATAATATAGTAAATGTTGGTGCGGGAATTACTTTAAATGCCACCACCGGCAAGATTATGGCACCAGAAATTGTAACAGTTGGAACAACTGGTGCATTTTACCCTCCTGTCCTAAATACTACACAGAGGGATGCTCTTACTGTAACTCAAGGTGCAATGATCTTTAATAGTACTGATGGCAAATTACAAGTATATAATGGATCTTCTTGGCAGACTCTACCAGGTATGACTCTTGGTCTTACTGTAGCATTGGATGGTTAATTATGAAACCATTTAAAGAATTTTTAAATGAAGCTGAGCCTACAATGAGCGCTAATGTTGCTGGAGAACCCACAGGCAATCCTCCAACCAATTCCGGTTTTGGTGCTAATGCAACCGCTTCTGGACCTGTCGCTGGGTTTGATAAATTCTTCTTTCCTAATATTAATGATGACCTTTTAGCTCAGGGATATCAAACTCCTGCAGAACCAGGTTTAAATAAGTGGAGATTTTCTAATATATATCCTGTGATGAAATTAGAATTGGATAAGGCCAGTGAGGGGCCATCTATTGACCAAATGGTAGATGCATCAAAAGAATTTGTAAACATCGAAGCAGAAAGGACGGCTAGGGCAATGAGAAGAACTTATCAGCAATTTCAGGGATTGAGAGAAGATCATATGCATAAGACCTGTCCGGCAGGATCCTATTATTGTTATCAAGATAAGAAGTGTAAAAAAATCCCTCAAGGATATCATATAGGTTCTAGGGGATGGTTAGAAAAAGATGAAGATGAGGGGGAAAAGAAAAATGGGTCCAATAACGGGAATGGAAATGGAAATGGCCATTCTAGCAATGGTAACGGTGGGAATGGCAACGGTAATGGTGGCGGTGTTAGTGAAGGAGTAAGATCTCTTTCACTTAATCTTGAAGTGCCTCAAACGCAGACAGAATTTAATTTGGGTTTGATGTTTAGGGAAAGTTTGGATTATGATAGTGGGATGCTTTTTATTTTTGATGAAATTAGTCAAAAATCTTTTCATATGAAGGATACAAGAATTTCTTTGGATATTGCATTTATTAAAGAAGATGGTATAATTGAGAGTATAAAAGAGTTAGATCCCTATACATTACAACCAGTTTATTCTGATGGTGATGTTCTTTATGCTTTGGAAGTTAATAGAGGATGGTTTGAAGAAAATAGTGTATTTGAAGGAGATCAGATTTTAACACTTAAGAAATAATAAATAGAAGGGTAGATAATACTATTATAATGAAAAGTGTATCAATTGAAGATGCTAAGGGTAATCCTTTTTTAGAAGTTATTGATGTAATAACTCCAGAACCTCTTAAGCCTTCAAAAGTAATTGAAGCAACACGTTTGCCTAATTATCAGAAAGTAGGAAATATAATATCCATCCAATTGGCTTGGAGGGGCAGAAACTATATGGTACAAATGTTTTTCCCACAAGTCAAAAAACCATCTCGCAAGGAAGTACAGGATCAAGTAAGGAAAGTATATCCTGATGCTAAATTGTGGGGCTACCAAGTATCGGACTATGACCCAGGGGAACCACTCCTCCAGATTGGAGGACAACGATAAAGAGATCGAAGAATTAAGAAAGAAAGCAGAGAATTTACAAAAACTATTAGATATGACAAGAAAAACTCTCGAACACGACAAAAAACATTTATTTGGAGAAATGATGTAGGAAATTATTATGGCTATTGATGACATCTATCTAGGCAATCCGAATTTAAAAAAAGCGAATACTGCTATTAACTTTACTCAAGACCAAATTCTTGAGTTTATGGCATGTAGAGAGGATCCAGTTTATTTTGCAGAACAGCATGTAAAAATTGTTACTCTGGATCATGGTTTAATGCCTTTTGAACCCTATACTTTTCAAAAGAAATTAATATCAAATTTTCACGATAATAGATTTAACATTTGTAAGATGCCACGTCAGACGGGTAAGTCTACAACTGTTATATCTTATTTGTTGCATTATTTACTTTTTAATGATAGTGTAAATATTGGTATACTAGCAAACAAAGCAGCAACTGCTAGGGAGCTCCTGGGGCGTTTACAGACTGCCTATGAGAATATTCCTAAATGGATGCAGCAGGGTGTGTTATCATGGAACAGAGGTTCATTGGAGTTAGAGAATGGCAGTAAGATATTGGCAGCTTCTACATCTGCGAGTGCTGTCCGAGGTATGTCGTTTAACATCCTCTTCCTCGATGAATTTGCATTCGTTCCGAACCATATTGCAGACTCATTCTTTAGTTCCGTTTATCCTACTATTACTTCTGGTAAGAGCACAAAAGTCATCATTGTCTCAACGCCTCATGGAATGAATCATTTTTACCGTTTATGGCATGATGCAGAACGGCAAAAAAATGAGTATATCCCTACAGATGTTCATTGGTCGGAAGTACCAGGAAGAGATGATAAGTGGCGTCAACAAACTATTGCTAATACATCAGAGCAGCAATTTAAAGTTGAGTTTGAATGTGAATTTTTAGGATCAGTTGATACTCTTATTGCTCCCAGTAAGTTAAGAACATTAGTATATGAGAATCCTCTAAAAAGAAATGCTGGTTTAGATGTATATGAAGATCCTTTAAAGGGACATGATTATGTTTGTACAGTGGATGTAGCACGAGGAGTAGTAAAAGATTACTCTGCTTTTGTAATTGTTGATATAACAGAATTTCCTCATAGAGTAATTGCGAAATATAGAAATAATGAAATAAAACCTATGCTATTTCCTAGTGTCATTTATGAAGTAGCAAAGAGTTATAATGATGCTTTTATTCTTTGTGAGGTAAATGATGTGGGGGATCAGGTAGCATCAATTTTAAATTATGATATGGAGTATCCCAATTTGCTTATGGCCTCGATGAGGGGCAGAGCAGGGCAAGTGGTGGGTCAGGGTTTTTCTGGAAAGAAAACTCAATTAGGAGTTAAAATGTCCAAAACAGTTAAGAAGGTAGGATCTCTTAATCTTAAAACATTAATTGAAACAGATAAGCTTATATTCAATGATTATGAGATTATGAGTGAATTGACTACTTTTATTCAAAAAAATAATTCATTTGAAGCAGAAGATGGATGTAATGATGACCTTGCAATGTGTCTTGTCATATTTGCATGGTTAGTTGCTCAAGATTATTTTAAAGAACTTACAGATCAAGATGTAAGAAAAAGATTATATGAAGAACAAAAGAATCAAATTGAACAAGATATGGCACCTTTTGGTTTTGTTAGTGATGGATTAGATGATAAAAGTTTTGTCGATAAAGATGGGGATAGGTGGTTTGTTGATGAAGATGGAACTCAAGGACTGAATAGATTGAGAGATGGTCCTAATACATGGAATACAGATGAGTATGGTGATCGATCATATATGTGGGAGTATATGTAAAGTGTGTAAACAATAAATAATTTCAGATAAATCTGAGATTCGGAGAAAAAGAACATGGCGACTCCTCAATTATCTCCTGGTGTATTAACCAGGGAGGTTGATTTAACTGTAGGAAGAGCTGATAATGTATTGGACAACATTGGTGCACTGGCGGGACCATTCTCGCTCGGCCCAATTGATGATCCAATTAGTGTTGCTACAGAGCAAGATTTAATTAATGTATTTGGCAAGCCCATTTCAACAGATGCTCAATATGAGTATTGGATGAGTGCTTCCTCTTTCCTATCATACGGCGGAGTCTTGAAAGTATGTCGAACCGATGGAACAACACTCAATAACGCAAATGCGGGTGTTGGCATTGCTTCTACAACTGCATCTAAAATTAAGAACTATGATGATTATTTGAACAATTGGGATACGGCTACTAATTTCACTTATGCTGCTAAAGATCCTGGTACATGGGCTAACACATTAAAAGTATGTGTTATTGACAACTATGCGGATCAAACAGTTACTATTGGTAGCACTGATCCCGCAGTAGCAGGTGCGACTATTGGATTTGGTGTTACGGCATCATTGGCCAGTGTAGTTATTCCAGGAACAGGAACTACTTCTGAATTCACTGGTTATCTAAAAGGAATTATTACTGGCATTACTACTAATGCATCCACAGATGGATCAGTAGATGTTAAAATTGTTTCTCGTGTAGAAACATCTGGTGCTGGTTCTACTGAAACTGCAATTGATTATGCAGAAGGAACTACATCTAATGCATTTGCAGCGAGTCAGACACTCAACTTTGTTAATAATGCAGGTGTTACTTCTACAGGAACAGGTATTGGTGCTACGTCGTCTGCCATTGCTGATTGGTATGATGCTCAAACTCTAAATCTTACTAATGCAACGACTTATTGGAAGTCAATTGCTCCCAGACCTACATCCAATGTCTATACTACTAATAGAAGTGGTAAAGGCGATGGAATGCATGTGGTTGTAGTTGATGATACTGGTGATATTACTGGAATCAAAGGTAATATCCTAGAGAAGCATCTGGGTCTTTCTAAAGCACTTGATTCTGTATCAGATGTTAATTCTCCTCAAAAGAATTACTACAAGCAATATCTGGCTGATTTCTCAGATAATACTTATGCTGGATATAATGTTTCTGCAGCAACAGACACGTATTGGGGAACATCTCCAAGAGCAACTGGATTCACCACTACAGCTGGTGATGCTGCTTCCTATAGTCCAATTTCTACAGCAGATGGAATCTGGGGTCAGAATGCACAAGGAATTACCTTTAGTGCTGTAGGTAACAACACTTATACCTTAGGTGGGGGAGTTGATTACTCTGCTGCTGGTGGGTATAAGGCAGCACTTTCTGATCTAATTACATCTTATGGTAAATTTGAAAATAAAGATGAAATTGAAGTTGATTATTTGATTATGGGTCCAGGATGCACTAACCTAGAAGATTCTCAGGCAAAAGCAAACTATGTCCTTTCTCTAGCAAATAGTAGAAAAGATTGTGTTGCTACTGTTGGACCACATAGGGCAGATTTGGTTGGTGTTACTAACGCTACTACTCAGACGGATAATCTGGTTAAGTATTTCAGCCCACTAATGTCTACTTCTTATGGCATTTTTGATGCTGGTTATAAGTATACTTATGATCGCTTTAATAATAAGTTCCGTTGGATTCCAACCAATGCTGACGTTGCTGGTCTGATGACTCGCACAAATATTGTTGCTTATCCTTGGTTCTCACCTGCTGGTCAACAGCGTGGTGTTATTAATAATGCAGTTAAACTTGCATACAATCCCACCAAGGCACAGAGAGATATTCTTTATCCTCTAAGGGTTAATGCTTTTATCACGACACCTGGAATTGGAACACTTCTCTTTGGTGATAAGACTGCTCTCGGTTATGCATCTGCATTTGACCGTATTAATGTTCGTCGTCTGTTCCTTACTGTTGAGCAAGCATTGCAGAAAGCTGCTGAAGCTCAACTCTTTGAACTCAATGATGAATTAACAAGAGCAAGTTTCCGTAATATTGTTGAACCATATCTTCGTGATATTCAAGCGAAGAGGGGAGTTTATGGATTCCTTGTTATTTGTGATGAAACAAATAACACACCTGATGTTATTGATAATAATGAATTCCGCGCAGACATCTTCCTGAAGCCTGCGAAGTCGATTAATTATGTCACGCTAACCTTCGTTGCTACCCGAACTGGGGTTAGCTTTGAAGAAGTAGCTGGTCGCGTTTAACCTTATTAGATAAATAACAAACAGGAGGATAGCAAATCATGGCAATCAAGACCATCTCAGACTTTAAAAGTCAACTTCGAGGAGGAGGGGCAAGGCCCAATCTCTTTAACGTCCAATTGCCGGTACTACCGGCAAATGTTCAATCCACTTGGGACAAAGATAAGTTCCAATTTATGTGTAAAGCAGCATCACTGCCAGCTCAAAATGTAGCATCAATTGATGTTCCATTTAGAGGTCGTATTTTTAAAGTTGCTGGTGACAGGACTATTGATGTTTGGACTGTAACTATTATCAACGATGAGGACTTTATCTTCAGAAGGGCTTTTGAAGAATGGAGTGAGCAAATTGTTAGATTGAGTAACAATATGGGAACCACACGCCCATCTGAATATATGGTAAATGCTAGTGTACAGCAACTAGGTAGAGGTGCTACTCCAAGTAGTGTAGATAATGGAACCGTAGATGATAACGCTACTATTTTGAACACTTATGAGTTTGTTGATATTTGGCCAACTACCGTTGCTCCAATTGATCTTTCCTATGATTCAGGAGATACAATTGAAGAGTATACAGTTGACTTTGCTGTAAATAGTTTCCGGTGTTTGAATAATCCATCTGCTGCATAACTCCCATAAATAGTAGAAAGATAATTCCTAAAATAAATTATGGCTAAATTATTTGGGTTCTCAATAGAGGACGGCGAAGAATTACTATCTCCTACAGCAGTTTCTCCCATTCCTCCAAATAATGAGGATGGGAGTGACCACTATTTAACTAGTGGTTTTTTTGGTTCGTATGTTGATATTGAAGGAATCTATAGAACTGAATTTGATCTTCTTAAGAGATATCGTGAAATGGCACTTCATCCAGAGTGTGATAGTGCTATTGAAGATATTGTAAATGAAGCAATCGTTGTTGATACTAATGATAGTCCTGTTGAGATTGAATTATCTAACTTGAATGCTAGTGATGGGATTAAAGATAAAATTAGAGCAGAATTTAAATTTATTAAAGATCTTTTAGATTTTGATAAAAAAGCTCATGAAATCTATAGGAATTGGTATATTGATGGACGTATCTATTATCATAAAATTATTGATTTGAAAAAACCTCATGAAGGAATTCAGGAGTTGCGTTATATTGATGCAATGAAAATGCGTTTTATGAGGCAAAGTGTTAAGAAGGATAAAGATAAGTATAATGTAACGAAGCAGAATTCTGATAATCCAATGGATTATGAGTTTCCCGAAATTGAAGAGTATTTCATTTATAATCCTAGGCCTTCTTATCCTACAGGTAATATTAATGCTACGGGTGCTAGTCAAGGCATTAAAATGACTAGAGATTCTGTCACTTATTGTACTTCCGGTCTTGTAGATAGAAATAAAGGCAATACACTTTCATATCTTCATAAAGCAATTAAATCACTCAATCAACTTAGGATGATTGAGGATAGTCTTGTTATCTACAGACTATCAAGAGCACCAGAAAGAAGAATTTTCTATATTGATGTTGGTAATCTTCCTAAAGTAAAGGCAGAACAATATCTTCGTGATGTTATGATGCGTTATCGCAATAAGTTGGTATATGATGCTTCTACGGGAGAGATTCGGGATGATAAGAAATACATGGCAATGCTTGAAGACTTCTGGCTCCCAAGACGTGAAGGTGGAAGAGGAACAGAAATCACAACACTTCCAGGTGGACAAAACCTTGGAGAAATCACTGATATTGAGTATTTTAAAAAGAAACTCTTCCGTTCACTTAATGTTCCTGTCTCCAGAATGGATGGAGAAGGTGGATTTAACTTGGGGAGATCTTCTGAGATCCTAAGAGATGAACTTAAATTTAGTAAGTTTGTTGGACGTTTGAGAAAGAGATTCTCAAATATGTTTAATGATATGCTGAAAACTCAGCTACTTCTGAAGAATGTGGTGACTCCAGAAGACTGGGAAGTAATGAGTGAGCATATCCAATATGACTTCTTATATGACAATCACTTCTCTGAATTGAAGGATTCTGAACTTCTTCAGGAGAGATTGAGTAGTGTCGAAGCAGTTCAACCATATATTGGAAGATATTTCTCTCAGGATTGGGTACGTCGTAAAGTTCTTCACCAGACTGATGAGGAAATCCTTGAGCAGGATAAGTTGATTGAAAAAGAGATTAAGGATGGTATTATTCCTGATCCATCTACCATTGATCCAGCTACTGGTCTTCCATTAATGGATATGGAACCAGGTGGATCAGCAGAACTTGGTCTTCCAGTAGACAATATCAAAGCGCCTATAGAGCCAGATTTAGAGAAACAAGGCAGTAAAACAAAGGCTTTTACACTACCTAAGGGTGGGGAGATATAAATACC